TGAAAGGCAGAAACTGGTTAAGACCATGTAGGGCTATGTTTCCGTTCTTGTCTTCCCACTTCGACTTACCACTGAAGGGACTAATTATGGTTTCAGCGCCAAGCACCTTGGCTACCATGGTTCCACCAGGGAAAGCACCAGCGATGATGCGCTGTAGTTCGCTGTTGTACTCCAGCATGTCCGGGGCCAAGGCCTTAGACATTTGCCTACGGAGCCCAGCAAAGGGGATGGCGGTGTTTAAGAACTCAAATCCTTCACGGGCAACATTGACGTTGCCAACAGTGCCAGGGTTGAGATACCCAACAGCAGCTTGAATACCTTTGAAGTAAGAACGCTCAGTATAGGCCTTAGTAAAGGTCCACCAGAGCTGTGCTTGGATTCTATTGGCGTCACGTTCGGGGAGGAATGGTCCGATCTGTTGCAAGTCAGCAGCAGCCGCGAACATTACGTTCAGAGGTTCAATCGAAGCATAGGAGATCCACTTATCACCAATCTTGATTGACTGGGGTTGGTTGGATTCACGCCAGATCCTGTTCATATCAGGATCAGCAGGTCCATTGCCTGTCAGGAGGCCCTGTGAAGCGAATGAGAAACCTGTAGCTAGTACACCAAAGCCCATGGCTTGGCGTCCATACAGCATGGCCTTAGCGGCCTCATCTGTGCCCCTCAGGATGTCCTGTGATTCCTTGAGGAATAGACCCAGTCCAGGCATATGAGTACCCGCATAGACGGCTAGGTTGTGCGGGGTTCTGATAAACGGAACCGCATACTTAGCCAGGGGGTTGGACTCAATCGTTGCCTGCAGTTTGGAGGCAAAGCCTTCCAGATCCTGCTGGAACGTACTCTCTTTGGCTAGTTGGAGCAGACCTTCGTCGTTGATTTGACCATCGACAATCTTCTCCTTAATCAATGCCTCATAACGCTCAGGATCAAACCGGATAGTTCCAGCATCATCCAAAGACTCCATCATTACGCGCCGCTTCAGCTCCATGCGGGCATTCATGATCTTGAAGAAGTCGTCACCTGCGTTCAGAGCATTAGCAGGGGCGTTGAGGATGGCGTTCTGATGCAACATGCCGATGAAGTCGGCTGTCATCTTCTTAGAGGGGGTATCAGCGTTCTGCTTCAGGATCTCAATAGCCCTTGCAGTCTCTGATCCCTTCATCCCTTTGATATCAAACTTACCTGCACCGTTCATGGAGCCTTGTTTGAAAGCCTTGCTGCCCGCAGTTAATGCTTCAGGGAACGAATCCATGATGGCGGACATAGATGCCATCGAGGCCTTAGCAGCCCCCAGGTTGCCCTGCATGGTGTAACCCAGAGCCATAGTCATAGGCCTCAGCACCATCACACCAGCGTTACCGATGGCGTTACGTGCGTGAGTAATAGGGCCAGACAGCAGGGAGTTATAGAAGCTCTTCCAGGCTGCTTGCCATCCGAGCTGTTTACCTAATGCACCCCAGGTCATGATCTTCAGAGGATCACCATCAGCCAGGGCAAGCCCATTCATCATGAGCTTCAATTCTTGGATCTGCTTCTCATCACCTGAGCGCAGTTTATCCTTGGCATCTCTGAACACCTTGTCGATATCATCCAGCGACTTGGCCACTTCTGTCTCGGTATAACCCATCTTGATGGGGCCTAATTTCTTAGCAAATACACCGAACCGACCCCACTCCATGGTTGTCCGCTTGTAGAGCTTTGCTAGCCCTGACAGGCGATCCAGCATCATCACACCCTGTGCATAGGGGAGATCTCTGCCAGTACCAAGTAGGTCTAAGCCCACACCTGCAATATCATTGATATCCAGGGCTAGGCCAGCGATCATGGTCTTAGCCGCCACCATGCCTGATTCACTCAGGGTTCTAGCGCCGGTCTCGTTGTTGACCTTAGTTACGAAGTTCAGAGTATCTAGAGCTGTATCAGTCGATGCTTCTGCAGGTACACCCATAAAGCCACGAATGGCGTTGTAGGTGTTGACCTTGAATTGCTCTGTACTGAGGGCTACTTGCTTCCGAATCTCGTTGACATCGATATTGCTAGAGACATCAGTCAGGACCTTTTCAAGTCCATCAGCAGCCTCCTTAGACATGCCTGCATTGAGCTGACCCATCGTGGAGTCAGTAACAATGTTCTGCTCTCCATTGATAAGCTTGACGGCATTGTCATTGAGCAGAGGCTTGGCACTTCTACCATCAAGATCACCAACAAAGGGATCTGTTCTGGTCTGAGATACAGCAACATCGTTAGGAGCTGCTGTAGTTAGACGAGTTGCTTTCTCGTCAATTTCATACTGTGCAGGCCGTATAGGCGAGCCACCGTATGCAATGTCTGCAGCCTGCCTTTTGGTTGCGATTTCCTCTGGACTAAGGATCCAGCGGATATCCACATCACCATCTTCATCAGCCAGGTCAGCCATACGAGCAGCCTCTTCGGCTACCTTCTCGTTCTTGACTTTCGTCTTGAGGGCTTCTAGGTCAGCATTAACCTCTTGAGCAGCCTTAGTAAGGGCCTCATCAGCCATCTTGGCTTGCTCTTCAGGGCTAGCTTTGACGAACTTCAAGGCGTCCTTAAAGTCCATCCCTTCTTTCTTAGCCTTAGCTTTTGCAGCCTTAGTTAGTAGAGCTTCCTTGTACTTACGTCCACGTCGGAAAATACCGATAGTTTCAGCAACAGAGTCAAGTGAAGCACCAAGGATTCCACCTTCAGCCATGCCAGCAAGTTTGGCTTCCCATGGGTTGGAATCATCATCAATGGTCATAGCCTTGACGATGGGGCCCAGGAGAGGATGATCTTCCTCAACACCAAACATCTTTGCAGCGGTCTGGACCATTGTTTCTTCGTCAGAATCAATAGCCAGGAAGTCAACAGCAAGGCCTCTAGCGCCTTCCATGCCGATTCGGCTTGCACGAGAGGCTAGATTTCTACCGACAGGATTAGCGCCCAGCAGAGGCACCTTACGGAGCAATAGAAGACCAGTCGTGAACTTCAATGCTCCACGAACAAAACCACCAATAGCGGTTTGATTCTCGGACATTGTGATGTTGTATTCAGCCCTCTTGTATTCAGGGTTGGCTGATCCATCATCTTCCCAGACCTTATCTTCTTCACTAGCAATACCCATCCAGGTCTTAACGGTGTCTCCGAAGAGATCAGCCGTTTCCAGCGTCTCTTTAACGAAGTCCATAGGACCACCGATGAGAGCTCGGCCTGTCTCCTTAAAGAAGTTCGGATCTAGGTCTGACTCGACCTGTTCTCTTACCTTCTCCTCGTCAAATGCAGTCCGCTCTTCGGCTCTATCTTCAGCAATCTGTTCCGCATTCCGACTGCTGTCTAGCATGTCTGAAATAGGGATGACGAGGTTTTCCTCGATCATCTTTTGGATAGGGTTTAGATTATCTGCTTCGGTTTCTTCCCTGCGTCTTTCGACTTCAGCATCAATCTTGGCATTCTCTGCCTGTTCTTTTACTTCTCGTTCAGAAAGACTGGCCTGGAACTCCTGCTGTTTAGCAGCAGCTTGGGCTTTTAGTTCTTCCTCATCGATCTCGATGTCTTCGTATTCTGTACCTGAAAAGAGTTGATCATCTCTTGGCTCAACAAAACCTTGTCCCGTAGGATCCATACTCTACCTTTTCGATAAAATTAAAAGAGAGAAGGTCCCGTAGGACCCTCCCTTTAACCTGTAACTGCACGAATAGCTTTAATATCAGCCTGTGTAATTGGCCTCAGCAATCCACCCGCATGAACGTGGGTGTCGTGACCCTTATCTCCGGGGCCTAACACCTCTTCAAACAAGCCGAGACCTTGAAGGACTTCCTTCAGTCTTCGTGTGTAAGCAATAGAAGTGTTGTAGTCGCCGGTCTGATGGGTGATATCAAAGGCTTCGTCATAGTTGTGATAACTGTTGCCAGCATGTACAGGAGCTGTGCCCCCGTATTGGCTGTGCTCACCTATCTGAAAGCCAGCTCCCTGCAATGCAGAGGCAGCTTCTGTATAGGACTCTTGGTTATCTCTATAAGTCAGAGCGCCTGTAAAGCTCCTAACACCAGTTCGCTTAGCTGCGAGCTCAGTATTAGATGTACGCTGGAACATTGAAGATGCTCGCCTCACCTGTGCAGCCGTAGCCGAAGGTGAACTCAAGTACCTTGCTGTTCTAACTGCATCACGTTCTGACATTGATGCCCCACCCTTAGATTCAGGCTTAGCAGGACCGATCCATTGGCCAATACCATTGGATGAAGATCTAAGCAGATAAAGAGCTAGGGCGTCTTGTAACTGTGGAGTGAACTTGGCGCTGGTATCTAGTCCTGTTTGTTGGACAATAGATGCAAGGGTACTACCAATGAACTGATAGCGGCCTACAGCATGAAGCCTGCCTGCATCCCTCCACTCTTGATTAGACATGGAGTTCCGGGCTTGTAGGTCCATGATCTCTTGGACTGTGAAATCAGTCAGAGGACGCCCCTGGTGCTGACGCATGTTGCGTATATCACCGGAGTACATACCAAGTTGAGATCCTGTACCGTGTCCGCCTCGGTCTCCATATTGATTAACTGCGTTATACCCTCCAACACCGTCTGATTCATACTTGCCTATAACATCTAAAGCCTTAGTTTCTATAGGATCTGCGTCAGACATAGGCGAGAGACCCTGCTTGAGCTGGGCATCTCTTTCGACCTTTAGGTCTCTTGGTGAGCCGTAGGCTTTGAACTGGTTCTGTAGAAATTCACCAGGGCTTTGCTTCAAAGCTTCGGCTAGAACTTTGACTCTTTGGGGAACATTGGTAGCACCCCCAGCAGCCCACAAATCACCAGCCTCTTTAAGGTCCGAGTATTTGAGAATAATGTCATCTGTAGAGTCGATATCGTTGTTTGTACCGTTTTCCCCGACGTTAAATTCCGACAAAGACTTAACAGCTTCTGCTAGTTCTCTTGTCGTTAAACCCCGCAGGTCACGAGCCATGCGGTAGTTACCATTCTGAGGATCTACATGTCTTTTCCTTTTCAGAGTAACAGCAAGGTTTGGATTCCCTGTTGGTACGTACTGATAAGTTTTACCTGCATCCTTAGCGGCTTGCTCATCCCTAGCAATCTCATCACTGATTCTTCTCTTGATGTCGCGTAGCTCGTCGCTAATCTGCCCAGGCTTAGCGTCTGGGTTCAGTCGGATGAAGTTTTCAAACTCCCTATTAATCCTGATTTGAAGATCAAGTCTGACAGCAGCACCACCATCAGGATCACCTGCTGCATTGATAATAATGTCAGGTTGTGCCTGTTTCAGGAGGTCGTTAGCAATACCTTTGATATCGGTCTTGTACTTCTTGACTTCATCCTGCACACGCTTAGCGTCTGGGTCTACCCTTCGCCTCAGCTCTGCTATCTGCTCAGGTTTAGAAACCACACCCATATCGATAGCTTCCTCGACAGCCTGGGCATCAAGACCAGGATCCTCCAGAAGCAGGTTGTAAGCCGTGACTGAGTCAGTCAGGCCACCAGATTGGATCTCTTGAATGAACTTCTGAGCATTCAACCCTCCAATTCCACGAGCACGATCGATGAAGGACTTCTCTACTTCCCTGATCTTGTCGGGATCTGCACCAGCAGCCTCCAAGGCCTGAGCACGCTCTGCCTTGAGATCATCAAGGGCATAGCCACGATCAGTTCTAGCGTTCCTTTCTGATGTCCTCTGACCATCAAGAATCTTCTTCTTGGCGTCCATCAACTGCATCGCATAGACAGGGTGATCCTTGTACTTAGTACCAGTACCGGGGATCTCAGAGTTGAGGATTTGATCGATGATGCCGGGGTCTTTGTTTTGCAGGATTGCAGCATCAACAAAAGCATTAATGCCATCTGTTCCTGCTTGCACCATGCCTCGACCACCAACACCAACAAAGGAGTTGACAGTGTCAGCTAGGAGCTGGGCTGGGGATACTTCGCCACCATTGCCAAAGGTATCTGTGGAGTTCAGACCGGCGAATGCCAAACCCTTAGCAGTAGCTTCTGCTGCTGCTGCAACCTCCTGGTCGATGAGAGCTCCCCTTGTACGGCGGAAGCTATTGACAGAGGCATTGATGCGGGGCAGCAGAGACCTAACGATGGTCTCCCTGCTCATTCCATTTACACCAATCTTGGATCGGTAGTTGGAAAGAGCGAAGCCGATTGCGGCCTCCATATCAGCCCTAGAAGAGGCTGTAGCAGGCGTGAACTCAGAGCCATCCGGACGTTTGATAACGATGTCCCGGCTGCTCATAAAGCTGTCTAGGTAGCCGTCAAAGCCTGCTGTTGCTTGATAGGCGTTAGTCCTAGATACGTTCCGAGCAATGCCTGCTTTTACAGCAGGACGCTGCAGCTCAGATTGCATACCGGGGTCACCATCAGCAACATCGATAGTTGCCGTAGCAGCAGCCTGTTGGCTTAGTCCGAACTGCTGATCTTGAGCGACAGCAGTAGGAGCCATGTTCTCGATCGAATAACCCCCAGGTGGCATCTCAGGGAAAGCAGCATCGATCTGGGCTTGCAGATCATCTTGCTCAGCCTGGAACTTCAGGTGATTACCAATACCTTCAGCAAGCGTGCCGGAGAGGCTAATAAGACCGTTGATGGTTTTGTTTTGAGCCACCATGTTGGACCGCTGCACGCGCTGCTGTGCATCTAATACAGTCCGTTCGATCGCTTGCTTACGTTCTAGAACCTGCTGCTCTGTACCAATATCATCAACAATCTCTTTTGTACGTTGTTCTATTTGTCTTGTACGATCAACTGCCTGAACAGGGTTGAAACCGCGTGACTGTGCTTGGCCTTGGAATGTAGTTCCGTAGCTATCTGATTGATAAATTCGAGCCATTTACGCGAAACTCCATTCGGGCATTTCTAGACCTTTCATTCCGTAGGGATCCAGAACAGGAGCCTGAGGTGTGATCTGTAGTTGATTAAAGGCTGTATTAGCCGAAGACTTAGCTTGTGAGAAGGCCACGTCAGAAGCAACATCGGCTTGCTTCTCTGCACTTCTGATAGTTGCATTCTCCTGGGCCAAGGCAAACCCAGCCTGTCTTTCTGCATCAGATACGAGGAGTCCTACAGACTGACCGGATTGACCAGCCGCAAGGACACTGCCCTGCATACCAATAGACTTGGCGAGGATTTCCTGGCTCTTAAATGCAGCAGCGTCTTTCTTCTCCTGGAGCTTAACTTGCTCCTGGACATAAGATTTGTTTGCTGCTTCGTTGACGTTCTGAAAGTTTCTTTCGTAGGCAAGCCTTGATTCCTGTGCAGCCCTAGATCGGCCTGCATAGTCTGCCATTGTTCTCTTATTAGCGAGCTGAGCAGCTTCTCGCTGCTGTCGCATCTGCATGTCAATCTGCTGCTGGGCCTGCGCGGCTTGCATCTGTGCAGACTGTTGAGCCTGAGCAATACCGGCAATCGTGCCGACCATCGAGACGACTGTTCCGACTGTACTCAGTGCACTACTTATTCCGGCGGCTCCAGCCGCTGCTGCGGGTAAGCACATAGTTTTACAATCTCTAGATAGGGGAGGTTATTAGGACCACACGGGTATGAGGCAATAGCCTTAAACCCGAGCATCTTCAAAAGTTTGTGGTGGTAATGGTTCCTAGCGTCTGCCAGGTTCCACAGGAGGCGGTAGTTGCTCTGTTCTTTCTTAAGCCACTTCTTGGCTTGTCGAACAAAAGTATGTGGCTGTGTTTGTACGATTGGGGTACATAGCATCCAGATAATCCCGACACCCTCCCTAGGGTCCGGGCATATACCTGCAACACCAGCTATCTCCCCCTCATCATTCCAGAAGGAGACAGCAACATCACTAATTAGAACACTAAGAGGTAGGCCCAGGCGGTTATGACCTAGGCCTTCTATCTCTTGTAAATCCTCATCTCTGAGGTTATTGGCAACTTGTAACGCATCCTTCACCGTGGCGGTGCGGATGTTATTCATTGAAGGGCAGAGATTCCTCTGTTGTTGTAAGAGCCCTCCCAGCTATAGCCAGTGATGGCTGATGGGTAGGGATCAGGGGCTTCGATTGTTGTCTTGACGATGTTGCCTGCACTGAAGATAGGCATAGTTGCTAAACCGATCTCAGCAATAGGAACAGCATTTGCGTCGTAGACATTGGCCGGAGTAATCTCGATGGCCCTAGTAACATCCTGATAACCAAGCTTCGAGACGGTGACGTTGTATCTACCTGAGTAATAGAGATCCAGATAGAGGAAGGAGACCTGAGGGATATTGACCCTGTCAGCCTTAGCGTCTTGCTGGACAAAGATAGAAGGTAGTACCACCGTGCTTGTATATCCAACACCTACTACGAAGTCAGAGTTGGCTACATCCAGCCCAGCCATGAAGAAGGGGCCAGTGGCATCCTCCTGGATCTCTACAGTTGTGAAGAAACCATCTAGGTCACCACCAACAACCATAAGGACATAGGGCTCTGTGGTGAACACTCTGTTTACTGCAGGAAAATCAACACGAGCTTCTGATGCCCCAGCTGTGATCGTGCAGATATCATCACCAAACATATAGTCCAGACGGGGGCTGAACTGGGAAAAACCTACATCGATAGGTGCAATGTCTGGGTCATCCACCAGTTTTGATTTTAATAATGAATGATTTATACCGTCTGAAGCTACGATATATAGGGTGTCATCCTCTGAGGACAAGTTCAGGATATCTGAAGGATATGTCCACTTAGTCCACCCAGCCATCTGCCGCTTATCCCCGTTGTTCATAAACTTGAACACAAAGACATTCTCTGTCCCATCGCCTAGGAACAACATGTTGTTGTTCGCAGTTACATCCTCCCAGACAAAGTCAGGAGGCAGAAACTCAGGGATCACTCGGGTAATATCAGCCACCACTGGGCGGTTATCAACAGAGTCAATAGCCATCTCCAACACCTTGGCGTAGGTCTCGTTCTCAGAGACAAAAGCAACGGAGATACCTGTGTTTAGGGGTAGGACATTGGAGCGGTAGAAATAGTTGCTGATCTCGGTCATCTTGACTGTTGCTGCGGCGAAGGTGAGCTCCGATGTAGACATCAGGAACTGACTACGCTCAGCAAACAAGAGAAGACCCTTAGCCGTAGGCACAGCAGCTTTAAGGATTGCTGGTCTAGTTGAGGAAGCCGTCAGGTCAATAGGATCTGAGTCAGCTACAGCTAAGGCTGATGTAGTGAAGAAGTTAAAGTAATCACCAGGCTGAGACATGATCACAGCATCCTCAGAGAGGAAGCCCAGGCGGTTATTAAAGAAGAACATATTGGAAATAGATCTTCCCACAAACGAGGGCTCGGGATTTGTCTTCTCGTCACCTACTTGTCTTGGAGCCCAACCATCAAAGGCAGAGTCTGTATTAAGTGCATCGATAACGAACGATCCATCAGCCTGCCTTACAAGGGCATGTGGCATGGTGGAACTGTTTAGGGTAGTCAGTATGCCTGGGGCTACTGTTTCTTCCCATGAGCCAGCTCCTGGCATCCCCTCAGAGACCGTTACGAATCGGACGTAGTAATCATCAGAATCAGACTCTTCGGTGTTGTTTACCTTAAGGATTGAACCTGGAAAACATTGAGCAGGCAGCTCAGCTACATCCTGTGCAACGCCCCTAATAGCCGTCATGGCATTTGAGGTTACGCCACCTCTACAGGAGAGGTTGAAGTTCTCAAATTGAGAAGATTGAATCCTAATAGTATTGCCAATAGAATCTGCACTAAACCCAGTTATGTTATTAATTGCAGTAGTAAGAGATGTGACCACTAGGGCCATGTCTAGAGTACCACTTGATGTATCTGCAGGTGATGTATAGCTTGCAGTACCTGCACTATTATAAGCATAAGTGAATCGCTCTTCAGTAACACGCACAGTGAAACTGACGCCATTCATAGTTACAGTGGTCTCATCACCTTTGCGCCAACCTGATCCACCATTTTGGAGTAGAACATCAGTCGTATAGCGAGATCTATAAGCTTTATCAGAGCCTTGTCTTTCTTCCCAAGAACTTGTCTGAACTACGTTTCCGTTAGAACCTGTAAATGTTCCTTGAATCCTATTTCTTTCAAAGCTTGTCCCTGTAACTCTGTAGTAAACATCCCAGCCATAATCAAAGTCATAGCTCAGATCCCATTCAATATTAAAACCTGGGAATGTCTCAGTAGCTATGCCTCCACCATTGTTGTTAAAAATAGTGTCTGGGTCATCTAGTGTGTTGACGTTGGTTAGTTTGGATTCTTTGAAGTCACTACCACCCAGGAAGGCCTGACACTGGTTTACCAGTCGGAAGTTAAGACCTGTCTTCGCACCATCCGTAACAGAGAAGTTCTGAGCATCTACATCACTACAAGCACCACCATCACCCACATCATAAGAGCCAGGGATGACTTCTAAGCCTGTTGCTGTGTAGACCTTCGTAGGCGTACTAGAAGTATCCTTAGAGATATCGATGTTGTAACTGGTGTTGTAAGCGATCTGATCAATAGTGACAAAGCCCTCAACAGCTGCTTCTGCACTAGAGGTTCCGCTCATTGAGATGAGGCGGTTCCTGTTAGTCATGAGCGTGTAGTCAGCAATAGTGATCTGCTCTACATCGAGCTGACTAGCACCATCGAAGTAAGCTGCAGCACTATTAGAAATAGTGACGGTACGCTCTGAACCATCATTGAGGTCCCACACCCTCACAACCAGGGCGGGGTTGTTGTACATCGCTACGGCATACCGCTCAGCGTTATCTCGGAAGATATTGAACCAACGAGCATTAAGGGGAATATTAGACCCCATAGTCGCAATAAACTCTGTACCTGGACGCTTACGGCACCCAAAGGTGGGGTCCAGATAAACATTAGTAGCCTCACGAACCTGACCGGGCAGCTTCACGGGGTCTGGTTGTTGACTAACCCCACCTAGTAGGTTGGGGATTTTTTGTGAAACTGCAGCCATAATTAGTATCTAAGAGCAGCGAACGAAGGTCGGTAGGTTCTGTAATTGCGGTTATCTGCTGTCCCAAGCATGTTGTAATCACCCTGCTGGGTCTCATACTCAAGCATTGCTGCTCGGGCCTGGGCCTCTTCACGCTCACCAAACTTGACGGCTTCCTTGGAACCCACAGCACGACCTGCAAACAGGTTTGCTGCACGCATGGTGACGTAGTTCTTAAAAGCTTCTGGCATGTCGTCGAATTCCACTAGCCAGATAACATTAAGTTCCTGCTGTGTGGTGAATGTAAACGAGTGAGTTCTCTTGTCATAGAGAAACCCCTCCCTGATCACTACATCACAGTCACTTAGGTAGTCAGTATCAAGTGCTAACACATTGTTTGGAATTACAATGCGGTTGTCAGTATTAGGAGTGAATGGATAATCATACTCTTTGTTAAATACCCAGCCATCTGACTGAACTGAGTTAGAGACTTCGTCCAGAGTATTAACAGCCATAACAACCATAGGGTTGTCATTATCAATAGTAGTAACAGCAGCCTGTCCAATGTTGGATAGAACGATATTGACCGCTGATAATTTTGTTTGTTTAGTTGCCATTTAATTTCTAGGGAATGAGAAGCCCCGAGGGCCCCAGATTGGGACCCAAGAGGTATAAATAATCAGGCAGCTTGCAGGCTTCCAGCAACAGAAACTCGGAGAGTATCTGCGCCCATAGCTAATTTTCCGACGATTAAATCGCCCTGGTATTGGACATGGAAGTCCCCTGAAGTTGTCTCGATAGAAGGAGCAATAGCTTCAACAGTACCGGCTGCTTCCTTATGGAACACGAGGCCAGCAAGGTTCGAGCAGTCGACCTTGTAGTCGTTCTCTTCACCGGTTACGTCGGTGTTGAAGTTGGTTCCGTACATATCTGCAAGCACGTTGGACTTGAAGATACGGATGCCAGCGATGCTGTACAGACCCTTACCGCTGTTCATGTCACCCTGGGTGTTACCGATTTCACGGTTCAGGATGTTTGTATCAACAGAGGAGATTAGGGAGTAGTACTGGCGTGGGCTGAGCACGGCGCAACGTCCTGACTGGGGAGCTGCACGTTCGTCGAGGACCGCCGCTGCCTCGAAGAAACCGTCGACAATCGCCTGGGCGTCGTTTGTGTTGCCAGAGCCAATGCTTACTTCAAAGCCACCGGGCTCATCTGTAACAACAGAGGACTCAGTTGCACCCTTTGCAAGGATACGAGCGATGCGCTCATCGTAGTGCAGGGCCATGGCTTCACCGATCTGTTTTGAGATCTCGCTGCGACTTGACCACTGCGACAGAATCTCATCCAAGTCGTAGCAGAACTGGCTGGATACGAGGAGCTGATCCATGACGATCGTCTTCTCGTTGCTCTTCAGTCCGTCATCGGGAGTGATAGCGGAGCCAGCAGTATGGTAGCCGCTGGAGAGCTTTCCTGTCAGCAAGAACTGCTTGCTCTTTCCACCACGAAGGGTGTAATTGCGAACCAATCCTTTAAAGATACAGGCGCTATTGAAGGCATTAAATACCTCGCCACTGAACAGCTTTAGTGCTGTAGCGTAACGAGTATCGTAGTTTTGTGTAGGGGTACGATTACCGTCTGCGACGTTATTACCCTGAAAAGCTGTAAAATCAGACACTTGAATTAAAAGGTTAAAAGTAAACTTATGGACTAACGATCTAGATCTGTTTTGTTTGACTGTTTAGGCCACAGTCTGGGCGCATGCACCCAAAGAGTTGTCTCACCATAATGAGGCTCTAAGGGCGAATACCAGGCAGGGGAGTCGAACCCCTGCTACTCCAACTGGCAGGCAACCGGGCTTTCCGTTCCCGGCATCCGTAACCGTCTCCTCGTGTTGTACAAGGAAAGTAATTGCACCATCAATCAGGCACAAGCGGGATACAAAGCCTCCCGAAGGCTATTTGACTAGCAGATAACGGACTCCCCTATAGGTGAGCTTCTGCTGCTTAGCGGTGGCCTTCTGAAGGCGTACCGCTTGCTTGACTTGAACGTCAGTCATGTGGATCTCCAAAGGCCTAACCCCCGTTCCATGGTTAGGTGTATTGCGTCCCGAAGGATGAACGTACTAGGAGATCAATTAACAGGCGGGCGCATGTAGTTGTCCCACAGCTCCCTGAGATCGATCAGCACGTCTTTGAAGTAGTAGCCGCAAGCGCTGTATCGCTCACCGTAGTCCTCAGGGAACCAGTCGGTGTGGATGTGAATGAACCAGCCGTCTCCACTGCCGATTGGCAGATCTGGACGTTCGTAGCTGTGACACCACGGCGCATCGTCTAAGTCGGCAATGGTGCGAGGAAACTTGTAGTTGTTCATACCGCGACGATAGCAGCTCAATCCCACTAAAGGGGCTGAAGTAACAAATCGTTACCAGATGCTGCCAGTTACCAGATAAGTAACAACAGCAGCTACGACTCCAATCATTGCGAGTCGACCATTCCAACGCTCGGCGCGTTCCCAGTGGGTTTCGTATTCAGGTCTCATAAAAGGTTAGTAGATCGGGATAGTTTATTTTCAACGTCCTGGCGGAATGCAGGGTCGTCGTTGTAGCGAGGATCAGCAATGGCCCTAGCGAGCTCTGCATGACTCCTGAAGGCGTCCTTAGTGGGCGCTGACTTACGTCCGGTCACCAGTGGGGCTTCGTATCCTTCAGCGTTCTTGTAGCGATTGCTGAGGGCTTCTACAGCGAACTTGATGGCAGCAGTGTTACCACTCGTAGTTACTTCGTTGTATGCAGAGATTTCATCTTCAGACAGGTTTGAGCCTGCCCACTGCACCATCTCCCCATAAGCTTGCTCTCCTCCAACAGAATCGAGAATGGCTTTCTGAGCCGACTCGTCTACTGCCTGGGCTTGAGCTTTGTTTTGGTTCTTGGCATAGGAGCTGACATATGCCTCGATCAGATCTTTGCTGTCGAGTTTGGATAGTTCAGCAATTGACTCTTCAGTCAGCTTCCCTTCCTTTTCATATGCAACAGAGGCACGGCTGATAGCAGACTCAGCTTCGGAGATTTGCTCCTCTGCTTCTGCTTCCTTCTCAGGCTCAGCCGTCTCCTCTGTTGACTCCTCTTCTGTTTCACCAGAACTCATCTTTTTCTGAAGTTCCTCGTAAGCCTTCAGCAGCTCATCCTGTGATTTGAACTTACCGGCAATCAGCTCGGGGTTGTCATTCTCAAGGTCTTGCTGCTGAAACTTGCGCTCACGATCCTCCTGCTCCATTTGAGCAATCTTTTCGCCTTGCTCTAGTGCAGATGCCTCGGCAGCCTTCTGATCATCAGATGGCCCTTCGGATGGATCAAATACGGTAGTGGGCATAATCAGTTGTATTTAGTGTGTGCATTTCCAATGCCTGGGCGATTCACCCTCGGCTTCTTGGCATACCTTCCGGCAGTGTTATTGGAAGGCCCCTCAATCTTTGGAGGTTTCATGTACGACTTCTTAGGAAGTGCAGGGGTAACTTCTGTGGGCTCCCATGCTTCATTTAGATCCGGTGTTGTTGGGTCATTCCCCTTGTACGTACCATCAGCCTTCCGGGCTCGGCGTCTCTTCGGGGCTGGCTTGTTGCTGTCCATTCTGTGCTTGCTGCATCATTTGATCGGTTAGCTGCTCAGCCATTGGCGACTTAGCCAACTGACCAGCTTGATTAACCAGCGAAGATTGCATCATCTGTTGTTGCATCTTCTGCTGTTCCTGTTGCATTGTTTCTGGGCTCTTCACAAGTTCGAGCGTGTCAATCCCAGAAGCTGCTGCTAGGCGCTTAATAAACTCGGTAGGTGAGATGTACTTCATGAGGGCTTCAGGCCCCATGGTCTGACCAATTGTTGTGACGAACTGCATGAGAGATGCCTTATCCTGGCCACGTCCAACACCACCCAGACCGGCTACAACAGTAGGCATAACCAAACCCTTAGGCAGAGTTGGGATACCTCTCTGACGTTGCAGTAGGAAGAGCTTACGGTTCAGATAGGGGGTCAATAGTTCGACAGTAAGATTGCCGAAGATTCCCCCGAGTTGTTCATTCAGCTCTTGCTGAACGGCTTGGACTTCGGTTGCTGTTGTGCGCTCAGACTGCCTCACGTTGAGGATCAAGAACGCATCAGACAGACGCTGGGTCAGGTCCTGAATCATTGTCTGGACCGTTCGGAAGTCTGCGGTCTTACCGACCTGCACAACACCGACATCATCGGGACGACCTTGGATGATTGCACCGTTAGATGCAGCAGCCAGGGACTGAGGTTTGGTAGTAGCAGAGGGGGACACCATGAACACAACCTTGGCGGCTGCAGCAGATCCTTCGACCATTGCTTGCATCAACCTTTCAAGGCTCTGTAGATCTCCTAAGAACTCCTCTACGCGGGATCTACCGTACGACTCCCCATCCACCACGTTGAATCTCAGCGGAGTCCAGGGGGTGTGCTTCAGGGGGCTGGAAGACTTGGTCTTAGCGATGATCTTTCCATCGCATTCTTGATGCCAATGGTGTTGACCATCCTTCAGCTTGACGTGGGTATAAACCACAGCATCATCTGACTGTCCCTTGTTACCGGCAGCGGCTACACCGAACTTCGGTCCATCCTCTCCGGGGGAGTTTGAATCAGCGAGACCACCAAGGCCTCCCTCATTCTGAAATTCTTTTGGTAATAGAGACCGATCAACGATCTCTTTTGTAATCATTTCTGTAACTGTTCCATCACCGTCCCGCTCAATAACATAGCGATCGAGTGGGTAGACCTTCAGGGATTTCTTCCCGGCAAAGATAAGAGCATTGCCTGTGACAACTAGATGCTTCATGGCAACCGTCAGCTGCACCCTGTCGGATGTCTCGGAGATCTGTTCCATAACAGTCCGCTCCATCTTGGAGAGGCTTAGGTCGATCTCGGAGCGCACCTTAGGAGTGAGCTCAGGTATTGCCATCAACTCAGCATCATTTAATTGCAGCTTGAAAAAGCTAGTGTTGATAGGGAAGAGGCTCAACATTAATTTTGAGCTGAGCACGTTGACACCTTTGGCCCCTAGTGATTGCCACGGGGTCCGTAGCTTTCCACCTTCTGTGTGACCATCTTCGGTCAGAAGGTAGGGGAGAGTTAAAGCCGCACAGCGGCGGCCCATGTCTAGAAAGTCCTCACGGTCCGAAGTCAGTTGCTGATATCTAGCCTGAGCATTCGTTTCCATTTAAGTAGGGATGTTTAGTGAAGAGACGTTTTTGTCTGGTGTGACGCCAGTGTTCAACGGGATGCGTAGAACATTGGCACCTTGAGAAGCTTGCTGTAGCTGCTGTCTCTTGGACGTGCGCTTCTTAATCTTCGGGGCATCGTCACCATCAGTGACGTTGGTTGGGGGAGGAGAAGGAAGCTTGGGCTCAATCATTGGAGCCGGTGGTGGGGGAGTTGGAGCCGGGGGTGGCGGTTCTGGCATTGATGGCATTGAGGGGGAACTCATGCACATAGTTATGTCTCCGATTTTGCTTTGATGTACTCGACAACAGAACGCTGTCCAGCGCGATACATGATCACGCTCATGTCGTCTGTTGGGTTTGGGTTAAGAGGTGGATACATGGCATCCAGCTCCTCGGTGAGTTTGGTGAGAAAAGTTTCCCCACCAAAAACCATTTCAGCGGATAGTTCTTTAGCCATACTTTGGCAAGTTATTATTTGAGGCCTCAAAAAAAGCAGGCATCCTGGCTCGTTGTGTATCAGCCAGGCCCTTAGCTTTACCTGAGGTGTAGAGATTGTCGGACTGTTTGATCCAGAAATCCTTATCCAGATACTTGTCCTGGTTGACGCCCAGACCGTCCATAACCCAGGCCACGGTTGCCCTCCTCAGCTTGTTTAACTTCGCTGTAGAGGCGTGGCCGAGGTCATGAGCGACCATGGCGTGGATCGCCGTGTGTGTCTGTTCATCCCTTGAGATGTCAGATGCCACAGTCCTAATTCCCATTGATCCGTTGAAGCGAAAGAAAGGGAGCAAGACAAAGAACACCGATCTTTCGAGGATCGCTGTCTTAAGGATCGGATGCTCGGGAGCAGCGAGCCAGGCCTTGCGGATGTTTTCAGCCTCCCGCTCTGCCCGCTCATCAACACCGTGAGCATCAACAATGAAGCCAAGAGCTTTGTCGTGTTTATCTTCATCGGCCATGTTCGACAACAGAGCAGGTAGAACTCCCGGATCATCAGGGAGCTCACGCTCTAGACCTTGCTGCAGCATCTCCTTCACAGGGAGCTCCAGGGTCCGCAGGGCCAGGGCTCTAAACATTGCAGCCTCTGACCCATCTTTAATGTCACCCTTATCAACGGGGACAGGTGTCCAGGTTCTTTTTCTGGATACGATTTCTGTGTACTTAGACAATTTACTCAGCGCAAGAAGAACAAAAGTTGTCCTCCTCTTCTATTCCAAATATATCGTGGTAGTCCTCATCGAGGATCGATGTGACATCATCCTTGCGGAGGGTGTCCGGCATCACCTGAAGTGCATAATAGAGGGAGGTTTGAGGGGACTGAAGCCACTCCTCGATGAAGGCCTGATCGTAGGTAACAACGTCACTCCATGAATTGAAACTATATCCATGGAAGAGGCCAGTATCTGCAAGCAATTTGCAGATGCCGTCTGCGACGGACTTGAAGGCATCCCACCCTACTTCTGAGGCGATTTCTACATCGCCATAGTCATAGGATTGAACACCGAAGGTGCCGCTATCACGGTCAACCTGTCGACTAATAGGCGGTGCAATCTCTGGACAGGTAGTGAACCCATCTAGATCTGTGTATCTGTAGGAGCAGCTTGCGGTGGGGGCGATGACAAACGCTCGGTCCATGTTGTTGACACGGGCCACGGTTGCAGCACCAGCAATAGCGCAAGCCAACTCACGGGCAACAACCAGTGCCGGTGTGCGTTCAGCATCAGTGTCATCAATGAGGGTTAACGCTTCTCCGAATGCTGCGTAGGAGACACCTTGACGATGCAGGAAGTTAGCCAGTCCGAGCATTCCGAGGCCAACCTGACGATCCACTGTCGAGCAAAGGTACTCGCCAGTTTCCCCCACTCCGGTCTTTTTATGGAGATCACACAGTCGGGACATTCCGTTTGTAAAAGCGGTAAAGAGATCTCCCAATTCGCAGGCACCCATATTAATGTGCGACAATAAACAAGTGCCCCGCGATTGAATCCATACTTCGAGGCAAACGTTACTAAATATACGCTCGCCTTGCTGGTCGTACTTGACTTTACTAAGCCAAATGTCCCCAGCTTGGATCGCTTTGTAGAGCTTTTCTCGGACAGGTTCGGTAATTTCATCCCACCATTCCTGATTAATTTGAATGCACTTCTTTACCCATGGAAGTTCATGGCGTGGTGCATCAATAAATTCTTCTAGGTCTGGATGACATGCGTCCAGTGTTACAACACAGGCACCGTTCTTGTACGTACCACCTCTTCTAAGTACTTCATTAAGGACGGAGTACATCCTTGCAAACGACACTGGGCCAGAAGCGACAAGGCCCTTTCCGTTCTCTGAACCCCGTGGGCGGAGCTTAGAAAGATGCACAGCGACTCCGGCTGCATTGCGTAGGGCATGGCTGACGAATCTCCAGCTGGCCTCGATTCCATTTGGTCCCTCCATTGTGTCTTCGACCTGGAAAACCGTGCAGCTCACAGGCAGGCGAGATTCAGGGTTGTCGAGCCAGGATTGAACTCGACCAGTTACGGCAATCTTTTCACAAGTCATACTAAGTCTTCGAGAATTGGTGGTTGATAGTTAGGCCCTTTCTGTACTTTTCCGGCCTCATTCTTCAGCGGTTTGCCATCGACCAGCTTGCTCATGTTGGACTCGTGGACCCTGTCCAGGGCCTCGTCGAGTTCCCAACCGGCAGCAGCGGCGTACTGAAAGCAGACATATACGAGATCTGCTAATTCTTTGAGAGCATCTTGACGTGCTCTCGGGTTCTGTACATATTTCAGAGCCTCATCTTGTGCTTCGAGAAACTCTTTGAATTCCTCAACGATCAAAGATAGCTGAAGCTTGAGACTCGAAGGAGTAAATGTCCCCGTCGGTTGTCCCATCGCTGTCCTGAACTTGATCGCTTGGCCCAGGAGATCCGGTGTGTACTTCATTGTTAATCAGTTTGTGTAGATATGCTTTGGCCTTGAGAAGATCATCGAGCTTTGTCTCGGTGTGCTTCTTTCCAGCGCGGGTGATGTACTTAATGATGTTGCCTTCGAGGTAGCCAAGATCATGGGAGCAGATGTAATCCCAAGTCTCGATGCCTTGGCGGTAATGATTAGGAGAGAACTTCGAGTTCATCGGTGACTTTGGATAAGAGTGATTCCATCCATGGCTCCCAGACAAGAGGAGCCAGGGGGATGTCTGTGTAGCGGTAGGCACGACGAGCTTGCAGGTTGTTCCTTACAAACTGCAACTCAGTTGTGGTGAGTTTCATGGGGTGAAGAGGATAGGTTGCTGAGTCTTTGCATCCCAGTCTTTGAACTGGAGGATGCGTGCTAATCGGAGATTTCGCAGGGCATCATCTTCTGTTAGTCCTGCTTCTTTGTAAGTTTCGACGCAAGCGTCCCAGTAAGATCCCTTACGCTTGTCAAGGATGTCACCAGCACGTTTCGGGCCAGCTCCCGGACAACCCTTGTAGCCATCTGTGCTGTCTCCACATATGCATTGCATGTAGAGAAGTCTCTCGGCAAGTTCAGGGGTCTGGGTGTATTCCGTTTTGAGGTCATAAATACGACAAGCAATTTGAGCCATATCTTTGTCAGGCGAGACAAGGACAAAGTTCTCAACGCTGCCGTTGGTGGCAATGATGCCGAGACAATCGTCTGCCTCTAGTCCAGGTTTCATGATTGAGGGATAGGTCTCCATCCCCCAGTTCTTCAATTTCAGATACCCACACGGCTTGCGTTTGGTTCTGTTTCCCTTGTAGTTGGGGTCGATTGACTTTCTGAAGTTCACCCTGTCGGTAAAGAACAGCAGCAGATCGTCGGTGTCGAATCGAGACCGGAGCTTGCTCAGCTCCTGCTCAACAATCCGCTTGCCCTTAGTGAAGTCCCCGACAATGACGGTTAGCTCCTCGTTGTAATCGTGCTCGTCTTCAGCCGCACTTGCTGCTCTGTAGAAGAAGAAGTCTGCATCGACGAGCAGTTTGGTGGGCTGTAAGGACATCGTGTTTAGTGGGATTAGCGGGAAAATTTTTTGCCCAGAAATACTCCAGGCCTTTTGGTGCTCGGTTCCTGATCCAACGAACCTTCCAATCGCAGATGTCACCCTCAGGTGTGACTGCTACAGGGAAGACGGGATCCTTAACCTTGCAGGTGTTAGCTGCTTTCCAGATGTGGCGTTGATAGTCCCAGGAGTCAGCCTTCACATCGAGGGCGTAGGTAACACCATCGACTTTGATTAGCAGATCAGCAGGGCCTGTCGTATTGAGGTTTGGATACACCTCAGCACCTTTCCATGTGGCAAGGAACCCCACCCACATCTCAGCTAAATCACCGAGACGGTTTGGTTCAATGGCAGTCCGCCCACGTCTTACCGATTTTTGCTTCGGCGTCGAGTTCGCAGCGGAACTTAAGTTGGTGTTGGACATCTTTAATAGCGGCGGTAATTAAAAAAGAGGATTGCTCGGCGTGCTCTGGTGCAACCGACAACTGGAATTCGTCGTGGATGAAACCGAGAGGCCGATAATCAACTCCTGCCTCGGTGAGTAACTCGAAGGCTCGTAATAGCCAAGACTTACAAATACAGGAGCCAGCAGACTGCAGGAGATAGTTAGTAGAGGCATGATTTTTACCTTGTAAACGTATGGGCCGACCATCTAGAGCTTTAAGGACGCCAGTTTCGGCACGCTCTGAGATGGCCTTAGAAAGCTCTGCAAAGCCATCTAGCCCTTCCATGATGCGTTTCCTTATCTCTGCACCTTTCTTGGCTGCAGTGGCCTTAGAAGCGCCAGCCGTGAGGCCTAACTTCATATTGCCACCACCATATATCAAACAATAAGTAACACCCTTGGAGGTCTTCCTGTCGGTTTGATAGATGTCGGCTAGCTTCTGGTGAATGTCACCTTCAACCACTTCTTTAGAGAACTTAGAGTTGTCCCAGGGTGCCAAATAATGTCCCAAACACCTAAGCTCCAAAGAAGAAGCATCAGCACCACATTGGACACGACCCACTCCAGGACCGAATAGTTTTCTGTATTCAGGGTCCGACGGCACCTGACTAATGTTCGGAGATAAATGGCACATTCGTCCCGTATTTGTATTAAGAATACAAGAATGATGGATAAGTCCTTTACGCTCCTTTTTAAGCCAGGCATTTTTACCTTCCGAGAGTTGGCCTAGGTGTTTCTGTAGTTCAAGAATGCGGGCGAACTTCAGAGCCTCGGGAGTGCCGATTTCTTTCAGGACTGTGTCGTCAATCTTGGGTGTACCTGTTGCTGTCCTCTCGATCGGAGTCCAGCCTCTGAACTGTTCAAAAGCGAACGCGATGTGGTGGCGACTGGTCGGGTTGAACTCTTTCAGCTTGCACATAGACGCATCAGCAAAATACCCTTGGGTTTTGTTGTTGCGCTTAGGGGTGAAAAGACCACCATCCACAAATAGGAAGGTGGAACGCATCTCGTCTGAGATTACGTCGAGTTCTGTCCGTAACTTGGCCTCCAGTTGTTGAGCAGCTTTTACGTCGAATGGCCATCCTGATCGTTCTTGCCACGCCATGTACGTAGCGAGTTGGTGTTCAGTGTTAATTGCAGTTGAATACTGTTCAAGCTTAGGCTCAAACATTTTCGCAAGCTGGACACTGACAACCACATCCCGACTGCAATACTCAAGCATGGCAGGCGAATAAGAAGACCAATCTCCCTCCAGCGATTTGCCGAATTCGGACTTGTGGACTCCGAGACGATGCCCCCACGCCTCAAGTGAATGCCTGCCGTAAAGGTTGGCGGGCATGTTCGCAGGACGTGATCGGAAGTCTCTGTCCAGGATGTCTGTGAATAGGAGCCTGGAAAGGATGAGCGTGTCGTAGAGACGAGCTCGATATGTCCAAGAAGGAACGATCTCCTTGATTGCTTCGATGTCATAGCCGACGATGTTGTGTCCCCAGAGCTCATCAGCGTTAGCCAGAACTTCTAGGCCGGACGGGATATCCCCGTTGTCCCAGCGATACTCCTCATTGGTGTCGAGGTCGCGGGCAACGATGCAGTGAATCTTTGTGAGACCGCGTAGCAAGCCATCGGTCTCGATGTCAAATACTAATCTCATTTTGGTTGGTACATGT